ATCATCGAAGATAAATTTGTTTATTCCCACCACGCAAAAGATCCCGCCTATTTGAAGCTCTGCAATGCTTTTGATATCGTCCGCATCCATAAGTTCGGCGATCTTGACGATAAGGAATCCTTTAAGGAAATGTGCGAGTTCGCTATGCGGCAGGACGAGGTAAAGGTGACCGCCGCAAATGAGAAGCTGTCAGAGGCCGAGGAGGACTTTTCCGAGGTTGACGACTGGAAGAAAAAGCTGCGCTATACCTCGAAGGGGGCGGTTTTGGAAAACTCTCTGTATAACGCGAAACTCATCATTCAAAATGATCCTCTGCTGAAAAATATCGTGTTTAATCAGCTGGCGGACGGTCTTGAGATTAAAGGCGCTGTGCCGTGGCAGCACCCGGCGAAGTTCTGGCGGGATGCTGACGACGCACAGCTGATCTGTTACGTGGACGATCACTATGGCACATTCTCGCAGAGAAACTACGACATCGCCGTGACTAAGGTGGCGGATGACCGTTCCTATCATCCAATCAGACTGTATTTCGAGGCGCTTCCTCCCTGGGACGGTGAAAAACGCGTTGATACATTATTCATCGACTATCTCGGCGCGGACGATAACGACTACATCCGCGCTGTCTGCCGGAAGACGCTGTGCGCCGCGTATATGCGCGTTTACCATCCCGGAATTAAGTTTGATTATCTTCCTGTCTTTAACGGAGCGCAGGGCATCGGTAAATCGACCTTCATTTCGAATCTTGGCATGGAGTGGTTTTCCGACAGCCTGACGCTTTCCGATATGAATGATAAGACAGCGGCGGAGAAACTGCAGGGCTACTGGATCCATGAGATTGGAGAACTTGCCGGAATGAAGAAGGCCGACCTTGACAAGGTGAAATCCTTTGTATCACGGTGCGATGACAAGTACCGCGCCAGTTTCGGCAAGCGCGTCACTCCCCATCCGAGGCAGTGCGTCTTCTTTGGCACGACAAATTCCGAGAACGGATATCTGCGTGACATCCCCGGGAACCGCCGTTTCTGGAACGTGAAGGCGTCCGGCAGGAGCAAATATAAGCCGTGGGATATGACGAAGGAAGTGGTGGAGCAAATCTGGGCGGAGGTCATTTTGCTGGCTAAGGCGGGCGAAAAGTTGTACCTCGATCCATCCCTTGAGGCGTATGCCCAGGAAGAGCAGCGTGAAGCGATGGAGCAGGATGACCGTGAAGGCATCGTGCGTGAGTATCTTGACATGTTATTACCCGAAGCCTGGGACGATATGGATATGTACCGCAGAAGGGACTATTTCCGTTATCCTTCCGATCCTACAAGGCCGGAAGGCGTGAGAAGACGCACGGAGGTATCGAACCTTGAAATCTGGTGCGAGTGCTTTGGCAAACCAAAGGAGGATATCAAATCATCCGACAGCTATGCCATAGCCGCCATCATGAAACGGCTTAAGGACTGGGAGAAGAAGGAAGAGCGAAAGCGCGTACCGATTTACGGCAGGCAGCGGATTTATGCGCGGAAGGAGTAATGGGACAGGGACAAGCTGCCGGGACA